ACAATTTTTGAAGAGCTCAAGCCTTGTCATGGAGACCTCCTATGCGCATCACCTTTCGGATTCACTTCTCAAGACTCATTTTCCTCACGATCAAATAGAACAGAAAATACTGTGGTTCCAATCAGTCATCGACGGCCATATTGCAGTTGACGTTAACGATCCAAACGGTCCCTCATCTTACCTTCCGTTCCAATTCCTGTTCCGTGCATCTCAAGACTATCTTCATTCGTTTATCCTCGCGCTTCCTCCAACTCCTTTGAGCGTGTGCGTTTCTGGATGTTCGTGTACTCGTCACTTTATTCCACTACCTTTACCAGTGCCAATACCGATCCAGTCGTTTACATCTCCACCCATTCCATCTACGGCAAAGTATGTTTGGGAACGCGATACGAACAGAATGTCGGTTGCACCAGGTAGTGACGTTTATCTCGACAATTTCGACGTCGTTAGCTTATTCAAAATGTCCGCTAGTATTAAAAGCGATGCCACTCCGCAACAGAGAAAAGTTCATGGCATGAGAGTGTACTTTCAACAATCGGTCAAATTGCGTGCGCTTGGATTGGTTCAGTCAACTCTGTTAACTTTGTTATCGTACCGTTGTACCACATGTATCAAGCAAGGATTCCGCGAACACATCTGCTTTACAACATCGCCACTATACGAATGGATCTACGACATATGCCGATCATACCCATGCTTTCCCTTCTTTTTTTCCCGTGATGGAATTCAACCCGGCTCAGTTGAGGCTCTTTCATCGCAACCCCCCCTAATGTGGTTTCAAGTGTTGGAGTTGATGGATCAGGTTAGTTTGGACAACATCTCGGATATCGTTTCGTCGTACTGTGGTCATGCATGGTCTGATCGAGCATCTAAGGGACTGTTTGGTCAGATGTTTCCTCGTCGAAAAATCGTCGAAAGAATCAAGAATCATGCGATTGACATCAATACGATTTTCAGGTTTGAGGGCTTAGATCTCAATATTAGTGGCGTATCACGAGCATCCGTGTCTGAGGAGTATCGACGGTCATTTTCTGGTGATACAGACTTTGATGGGCCAGTAGTTAAGATCTTATACGACCACTACATCTCGACCCCTGCATTAAACGATGAGTCAGCGAGATGGCGTGATATTGTTCTGAACTATTTTTATGGTGCCATGTTGTATGTTACTGGACCGGTGGTTTTATCTTTAGAACAGTCGGGTATGGGTTTAATGGGCACAACACACTTACAGGCAGCGCCGAAAGAACAGGTCTTGATTGATGGTCAATGGGTTACAATATCGAATCATTGGGCAAATCCATTTGTTGCTAAATACGTTGAGCTAATGAAAGAGGAGATGTCAACGGTCGAGCTCGATTTGACAAACTTAGAGTCTCGGTTTTTCGAATCGCAGACCACGAATTCAGCTGGCAACACACGAGAGGCATTGGATGAGTTGCGTCGAGAGTACGTTGAAGAGTATCCTGGTATTGAAGGGCAGCTACTTGCAAAAATGTCTCAAGTCAGGGCAATAGACACAATCCGACGAGTCTCTGATACATTCACTGATGACGCCCGGTTTTTAGAGGGGATGAGACGCAACGCGATGGCAGGATCTCGAACACAGCAGCAACGTCGGCGTCGTATTATACAAATGGTCCTTACAGAAGACCAAGTTGGCGCATGGATCGTTTTGCAGATGGAGAAGGAAACCTACGAAAGGCTGGGTCATACCTCATCTGGGAAGAATGTTGGCGATATACGCGACATGGTCAATTCTCTTAATGCTACGGCGCTACCAGGACTTACGATTTCCGACGATGTAGCTGGAATGGACGCGACAACACAGAAAATGCAAGAGATGCTGAACCTTGAACCGGTTATACACGGGTACCGACCGGACATCAGAGGATATCCAAAGTTTTTCCTCGGCAGCAGGGACGGCATTTCGGAATCGTGTCGACGAACGTTTACTACAAGAAGCTTAGATGTGCGAGGTATTGAAGAGAGAAGATATGAACAGCAGTACAATATGCCTCAAGTTGTTGTCATTTACAGTCTATACGCCTCGCATGGAGTCACAATCCTTAGGGATGGATACTTTTCCGACGCCGTTCGTACTAGTACAACCGTTTTTCGATCTGGGAAGTTCTCAACGTCGTCTCAACACACCACCATTGGAAGCGGCGTTCTAGAGTCTCTTAAACGCGATCTTGAGAATGGCTACCTGACCCCTTATCACAACGCTCCGGACCGCCCGCTTCTTCGCAAGTACGGAAGACAGCTGTCTCAAATATCGAGCGTTCTTGGCGATGACTTACAGTTAAAAGGAGTGTGTTCTGGTATCACCCAACTCTCCATTATCAACGCGATATGTTTTGAGCTATGCGAAGAGTTCGAGTACAGGATGAACATGCTCGGCTTTATATGTGAACGATTCATGTCCGAGGTTATGTGCGAATTTCTTAAACAACGCGCGTATGGCAACACACCCCACATGTTTCCTGACAGGCTAATCACATTCACGTCGGAGCGCGGGGATGGAGTCGGAGCTGTTTGTCCAACTCAGTACAAAAATATGGCTGCGATCATCGGTGAGTGGAACAGCCGTTCGCGCAACATCATTCACACTGCTAACGCTTTACGTTGTCTTGCTGTTGCGTGTTCTGGATATTCGTTCCGTGCTACCGCCAAAGGAGTTTTGCATCGTGCAATGCGTGGTCGATCGGGATACAAGAGCGCACGTGTAACGACGGACTGGTCTACGAAAGATCCTGGGGTTTACACGTTTGGTGGTTGCACGGTTGTTATCACTCGTGTTAAAGAGCTCACTAAAGTCGCGAAATTGCGTGCGCTTGATGACGTTCGGTCGGTCACCATCATTCTTGGTCCACTGTGGGCGTCAACTCCCCATCTCGGGTGTCCCTTTCCAATGATCAAATCCACATCTGGTGTCTTTCCCCCGTCCGGGCCGTACACCATGCCGACTTCTGCAATGATGACACACTGGGGCACCGTTATATCTCACCTCACGTTTTCCCACGACCATCTCGAGAAGGCATGGAACGAGGTCCAACAGTCGTTCGCAACGCAAGGCACATCGGTTAAGCAATTCAACCCTGGATCACTGTTTGATGTGCTTGGGTACACGTCGACGAAAGCGAAGCTTCCAGAAGACTATGACGTAGCTATACTGTTGAGGTGGGGAGTTGTTCACGGGTTGCGAGTTTCTGCTCTCATGCCGGACATGGTGCAACAGCGTGAAAAACTAAGAATTCCCACTGTTGATCACTGGAAGAGGAGCGCTGATGCGATGCTTGACAAACGGCGTGTGGATTTGGCTCGAGTTGGAAATAGCGAGTTGCTTTCGTATGGTATTAAGATTCCCAGGGAGTTATTTTATCCGAACCGCGGCACGATGAAGGTCGAGAAAAGCATGTTCACGCTTAAGGTTACGGGGGGTGAGTTTGGCGAGGCTTGTGTTTCATCGCTCGAAGCGTGCGTTGCAGTCTCCAGGACACCACTTCGACATTTTACGGATGTGCACGAGTTTCTTTTGGCAAGTGAAGTCCGATACGTCCCGACGCAGACCGAATTTAGACTCCCCACTAGCTTCATCGAAACCGGGTTTGGCCATATATGTCCTCCGCACTCACTTCAGTCGCATGTCCTCAGTGTGGTTGGGTTGCCTCAAATGTCAATGAATGATGGATCGTTATTCCGCGGCAGTGTTCACGAAGATAAGAAGCTTCCTGGGGACGCGCGTACATACGTTGCGGTTTATCGTCAGGCTTCTCGTGTTGGTAAACGTGCGGTGGATGCTTTGCAACACGCTATGGGGTTCTCTCCGAAAGAAATGCAGGAACTAGAGAAGACTGCAACTTCAGACTTGAGCGGCGTTGAGTGGTTCTCGTTTGCATATCTACCCAGAAACACATTCCTGTTTTCATCCGACTATAGAAGAGTGGAAGAGATGTGTTCGTCCTTTAATACAGTTAGACATCTTAAACACGCAGACATTCTATCTTGGTATGGCACGGCATTGATGTTTCCGGAAAAGTACTTGACTGGGTCCGGTTGGTCAGCTATTGGGTCTGGTCGCCGTGGTGTAAGACATGTAAGACTTTGAGCCGGGGTGATTCCTGATTCTTCGAAGCAGAC